GCGAAGATTATGAATAGTTGGTTTCAGTCTGAGTATGATGAATATACAGCTATATCATCTACAGTGTTTTCTGACAAGTCTTACATCATAGAACAGTCTACGATTGAGTCTGATGATGAGTACAAAGAAAGACTAGGCAGGATGAAGCTGTTTCCATTGGAGCAAAAGTTTTTTGCTGCTCAACAAAGGATATATGACGAGAACAATGTCAACAGAATGTTCCCTGAAAACAAGGATTTCTGGAAGTATAAGTCAGGTAACTTTGATGATGCAGGATGTTCCATTACTGAGTTCTATCGTGACAAAGTAATGTTCGTAAAAGAGGTTCTTGGGTTTGGCGCAGTAGTAACTGACTTGATGATGGATGGAGACGGCAATCCAGTCCTAGATAATAATGGCAATGTGGTTCCTTACAACTTCGTTTTGCGACCTCATGAAATATTCAACTTCCAAGTGAAACAAGGCGTTCTTACTTTGCTTGTTACTCGTCAGATGTATTATGACATACAAAACGTAAAGAAATTTAGATGGACTGCATACACTCCTGAATACATTTGTGTTTATATACAAGAGAATAGCGTAAAGAAAAAGATATTAGAGATAGAGAATCCATTCGGTGAGGTTCCAGCCACTATTCTAAAAGGACAAACAGATGCGAATAGTTCTTTTGTAGTGGGCAAACCTAGAAGATATTCTCTCAAAGGAATGTATCTTGCTTCATCTGAATTGTTCTATGACTTGAAGAAAGGATCAGAACTATTCGGTCATCCTATACCTGTGCTAACAGATTCTATTGTGCGAAGCCTAGCAGGTGTTGCTGATGATGACCAGTACGATTCACGCACAATCAAAGAGGGTGTAGGTATGGCGATCATCATACCTGACGAGCAAACGATACCCAATAATATGCTGTACCAAGCCGATATGCAGGGCTTACAACACTTGAGGGATGTTATCTTTGGTGACCTGATGTCATTGATATTTTCTATGGCGATGGTTCGTGATAAGTCCCTTGTCAAGAGCAATGTATCTGGTGCAGCAAAACGGTTTGATAACGTAGACGAGCAAGGCTTACTAGCTTCGACAGCTATGGACATGGAAATGGTTGAAAATCAAGTTCTTAGAAGAATGGCAAAGGTTCGTGACGAGGACTTTGAAAACTATATTGTGACCTACAGCAAGCACTATGACTTGTCTAGTGCAGACGAGATATTCTCAGATATTACAGAGGGTATGCAGTACAAAGCAATGCCTCTACCATTACTTGTTAAGTTGACAGCAGAGTACATGAGAAAACGATCTATGCCTCAAGAAGACATTGATGAAGTAATGAATTACTTTGAGAAATTTGGTATGCCAAAAAGTTCTGGAGATTTACGTAATTTATTGGATATATTACCACAAGAAGAACTTGCAAGACAAGTTCAAATTGGTATTGAATCAAATAGCGAGCAATAATTAACTTATAACCATTATGAGTGAAGAAAATATAGAGTCAGTTGACGCTCCTGAGTCAACAACAGAAGAGACAACTTCTCAAAACGAACAACAACAGCAACCAGAGTTCGATAAAGACAAGTTCTTTAGGGGCGCTTACAATGAAGGTAAGGGCAAAGTCGAACGTGATATGATAAGTAAATTCTCTGAAATATTAGGTAATGATGTCAATACTCTCGATGATGCGTTCTCTTTATTGTCAAATAAAATGCAGCCTGTGCAATCTGATGCAGGTGAAGAAGACAAGTTGCGAGAGCTGTTGCAAAAAGCCCAATTAGAAGCAGAGGCTGCCAAAGAGCAGTTAGCACTCAGTCAAATGGAGACTAGAATAGGGTCTGAGTTTCAGGGTGCTTTCAATGCTTTAGAACAAGACAACGAGCTGACGCTCAAAAAAAATTACATAGAACAACTGTTCTATAACGAGTACGAGATTGAGGAGAGCAACGGTCAGTTTTATGCCACCAAAAATGGCGTTCCTGACTTAGATGCTCAAGGCAATAGAAAATCGGTAGGAAACTCTCTTGTAGAGTTTGCTAAACAATTTGCAAAGCCCAAGAAAGTGGGCGCAGGAGGAGCAACTGGTGGTACTCCTTCTACTGACAGACCTAGCAGGGCAGAGTTCCAGAAACTTATACGCTCTTCTAGTCCAGCAGACCGAAAGAGGGCTGAGCAACTTTATGTTGCATCGAAGCAAGCTGGTGGTTGGGCTGAACAAGCATAAATCCATCTATTGGTTAGGCAAAACCTTAATTGTCATGTTTTGGTCATAGCGACCCAAAAGCTAAATATAATCGAACATTTAATTTAACTTTTATAAAGACATGGCAATTAACACCAACTTTAATATTTATGAGCCAGAGGCATTTGTTGAGGTAGCACTAGCTAACCAATATCCAAATCGACCAATGGTATCTAGCGCTGTTACTAATGTAGCTGGCGCATCAATCGAAGGTCTAGTCGCAGCACGTAACAAGACTGTAAGCATAACTCGTGCAGTAAAGCCAACAGGATCACCTACTGCATATACTGGTAGTTATTCTTTAGGCACACCTAATGCTAGTGAAGAGCAGTTAATTATTAACAAGCACTTCTTCAGTGGTTTCAGCATCGACAAAGCTGACCAAAAATTTGCCCTTCCTGACTTAGTACAACAACATTTTGTACCAAGACTACATCAACTAATTGATCAAATCAATGCTGATGTAAAGACTGAGGCTCGTAAAGGGTTTGAAGCAGCATTCGCTGACAACAACACAGATTCTACTGTTATGGACACAAATGACCTTGCAGAAGCACGAAGAATCATGGCTGCTCGTAAGTTTGTATCTGACAACATGAATATGATCATTGATCCATTTGCAGAGAAAGATTTGACTACATTAAATCTTTTCCAAAATGCTAATACTCGTGGAAATAACGAGATTCAGCTATCTGGTGCAATGGCTCAGGCTTATGGTTTCAACTTCTTCGTTGATAACAACGGAAGCGACCATACTCCTGCTACTGTAACTGATGCTGTACTTGCAGCAACAGAAGCTATTGGACAAACAGAACTAACCATTGATAATGGTAGTGGTTCTGCAGCAACTGTATCTTTAGCTGAGGGTGACATTGTTACTTTCGGTTCTGCTAAAGGAACAGATGACTTTTATGTAGTTGAGTCCCAAACAGGAACAGTTCTTACCTTGAAAGAGCCATTACGAAAAGCGTTAGCTAACAACGCTACCATCAACCCAGTTGATATTGCTTCAGGCGACACTGGTCGTGAGCAGTTCTTCTACGATCCTTCTGCGCTAGCCCTAGTTACTGCGGTTATGCCTTCAGTAGATAGTGGTTCAGGGTCAGGTGTTCGTAGAGCAGCAGGCTTCGAGCCAATGAACAATGTGAACTACACATTGACTATCGAAGAAACCAAGTCAGGTGCTGATGTACTTATTGAAGTTCTTTATGGAACGAAAGTATTCAGAGGAGACTTAGGTGGTCGATACATTCGTGGTAATGTAGCCAAAGCCTAATTTTAATGGGAGCCGCCTTAGTGCGGCTCTCTTTTTATTATGGTTCAACCTGAAGACATAATAGACTCAAGGGCTATGATAGGTATGTTCGGTTTATTATCGAGCATAACCCTGCAACAAGTATCTACAGTAGTGTCTATACTTGTCGGTATTGTAACGTTTGGTTACATGACTATGAAATGGTATTATGAATGGAAGAAGATTAAAAGCGAGTAATTATGGCGTTCAGTAGCCTTACCCTTACTAGAAATAATATTGATGCACTAGAAGAGTTGACCTTCAAGGGTATAAACATAACTAGTGGTACTACAACGCTCAACCTTTCTGAGAAAGATAATCTTATACTAGCCAAGGCTATAAAATTACTCAAAACAGATATTCTTGATAATCTTAGAGAGTTTATTAATGATACTACGTATAGTACAGAGACAGCTTTACTAGATGCTATTCATGGTGCAGACTCAGAAGAACTCCTTGTTGATTTATTGACCTTTAAATTTCTTGAGTTATGGTTTGCCCAAGACGCAACTCATAAAGACAGCTATTCATATCATAAGGCTAGAAAATATTATGGGATGTATAATCAATACTTAACAGCTAATTTAAGAAGATTAAGTGGATTATTAACTAAACCTAAAACAACTCCTAGAGTTAGATTTATGAGCCTTTACTAATGAGCCCTGAAGAAAAAATAGTTCAGCATATAAAATTAAGAATGTCTGGTGTAGAGTTCGACTCTGAATTATTACCTGAAATAGCAGATGTATTTAAAAATTCTATAATAAAACAGACCGAAAACCAGCAAGACCCTTCAGGGCAGGGATGGAAATCACTTTCTACAAAGTATGCAAAATATAAAAAAAGCGAGGTTGATAAAACCGATGCTGATCTTAGATTTAAATTTTATGGTGCCGATGTTGGTGCTTTTAATATTTTTGACTATTCAATAGAAGATGATAGCGTTATGTTTGGTTTTGATGAAGATATAACACCATATATGCAGGCTCATAACGATGGAGAAGGTAATAATTTACCTCAAAGACGATTTATACCTGAAGAAACTGATATTGATTCTCCTGTACAAAAAAAGAACTTAGAACAGGTAGCAAGATTAACTGCTGAATTTTTGAATACATCAACAGATGTAGAAGGTGGTGAGATAATAATAGATATATAAAATGGATAGAAATTCAATACTTAGTGGTTACATGACAAGTTTTAGTAGTTACTCCTCTTCAGACAGCAGGACTACTGTAGAAAAGGTATTGAAATTTAGTGGCAACAATTTAGATATTAGAAAGCGTGGAGACATTATTACTGAAGTTGTCATATTTAAACTATTAGGTGGATCAACAGATGCTTTAGTTGATGCTGATAAACCTACAGAATTAACACAAAGTTTTGAAACAATAGTGTACGTTGAGCAGCCAAACACGCACAGTAAAAAAGACGCTGCTTATGATAGAATGTTAGAACTTACAGACCAGCTTATTGATTGGGCAGACACAGTAGTTGCCAGTAGTATTACATCAAATGTTTATACTATACAATTTACTGGGGTGGACTCAATAGAAGAAAGAGATGGTTATTTATCAACAAATGTTAATTTTCAAAGTATAATTAAAATATCCTAAACCAAACACAAAACAATGGCAAAATTTATATTAGAAAAAGTAGAATTACTTAGCGGCAATATTGGAGGCTCATCTATAGGTGATATACACTCAGTTATTTTAGAGGCTTCTCTACCAACTGTAGAACCAAACACAGTAGTGGTTGATGATGGTCAAACCATTAATGAATCATATACTGTAAGCGTAGAGATGAGAACCAAGCATACTAAATTTGGAGCTACAGATGCTGGTAGTTCAATTTTATCAAATGCTGCTATATCTACTGATGGCACTCTACCTGCAAAAACATTTATGAGATTTCATGGTCAACCAAATTCTTTCAACATAGATACTGGAGGAATATTTTTAAATGGCTATGAAGATTTCGCTAATGGTCGTAGAGAAACTGTATTAACTGGAACATTGGAAGTAATAAGTGCATCTACTGGATTAACTTCTTCCGCAGTATAATTAGGAGGATAATCTAATGAGTAGAAGTCAATTAGAGAAACTAAGTATTTCTCAAATACCAACCAGTGGTACTTCATTTACTTACTACAACACATTCTCAGTAGTACAAGAGGGTTCTGATGAAGCCTCTAGGCAAGTTTTAATGATTGAGCCAGCATCATCCCCTATAATAGAGGATGGTCAAACCTTGATTACAAGTAAAAACTTTGACTTAACTGTTAGTGGTTTGTTTAAGGCAAGTACAATATCTGGTCTGCAAACCTTAGCTGATGCTAGAACATCTGTTGTATTTGGCGGTATTGGTTTAGGCGGTCAAATACTACAAGCAGAGGGTTCTATAAATGTGAATCAGGTATTCTCTGAGACAGCTTCTTTTAGGTTTAACAGTCCAAGAGAGGCTACTGGTGGTTATGACTCAGCTACAGGAAAGCATACATCTAGGTTAGCGTACAGTACTAATGGATTATGTTTATATAAGTGGGGCGCAGCAGCAGCCACAGGCACGAATGCTTTAGCCTACGGATGGACTAAATCAGCAGGTACTGTTTCGTTTGCATCATCAAATGATGGTGTTCAAACATTTAGTCATAGTGGAGCTGCAACTC